TTTTTAACATTCTTATATAAAGTGTTGTCTCCATTTTGTATACTATCAAAAAAATCATCTAAGGTTTCAGTCGTATATTGTTTGCCATCTATTCTATTCAGTCTGTTACGTACAAGCATTTCAAATATGTTTGTATTAGCAGTCTTTTCTACAGATAAGGGAAATGGTGTTTTACCAAAATCAAGATCGTCTATGTTTATTTTGTTAGCTAAATCTTCTAACAAGTCTAAATCCTGATCAAAAGCACCACCTGCTAACTGGTTTGCTCTTGCGTAAATAGATTCAGTATATGCGTATCTACCACCTGCTGTTGACATTCTAGCTTGATATGTAGGTCCACCTTTTGAATATGCTTCTATAATTTCTTTAGCCCTAGCAGAACTACCTTCTATAAACTCTTTCATTCTTTGATCTCTTTGTTTTTTAGTTAAAGCACCTCTAAACAAATGATTAAACAATCTATCGTAATGTAAATGCGCAACTTCTCTTACAATCCCATCATCAAAATACTTCTGTAATAATTGTGGTCTTGTCTCTTGTGCCGCTAATGCTTCTTCTTTGTTAATAGTATCCATTGGGTGTACACCAGGTTTTTTTCTTCTCTTGCCTGCTCTGTAGGTACCACCAAATAGATGATCGAAGTTATTAGATCCATACCTACGTGAACTAGCAGCTTGCCATTCAACTGCTTCATCTAACGGATTACCTAGTAAATCTTTAAACTCTACATTCTTGCTTGTCCAACGTGCAGCTTCTGTAGTGTTAGGTTTTTTAAGAAGACCTAATGACAATACAGATAAAGGTCTGCTAAATATATTGTCATAACCACGTGTATACATACGTAGTTGCTCTTCACCAACAACACGTAATAACCAGGCACCACGTAATAATACAAATGGTTTCCAAAAGTCACCGTAGTAACTGTCTATGATCTTTGCCATAGTTCCTGATTTAATTTTAGAAGGTAGCTTGCTAAACATGTCTATACCTTGTTCAGACGCTTTAGCTCTAATTAAAGACATAGAGTTCATAGCTTTTGCTAATTGTGCAGGATCAGGTAAAGGTATTGTACGTTCAATAAACTCTGTTAACAAATGCGGATCAGGATTAACAAATGCTTTATTGTCAATAATTGTTTGGCTTATCTTTGCACCAGGATTAGCTACGTTATTACCTGTTACAGCGTCTATAAAATATGCACGTAGTTCAGGTATGTAATCTTCAAAGATTCTACTAAAGGTATATGCGTCTTCTGCATTTACACCATAGTTATCTACTAAATCATCAGCAGTAAACTTAACCATATCTTTTACAACGTTAAATAAACCTGTCTGATCGCCATCTTGTAATCTTATAGCTCTGTTTAATATCTGATTCTTTGCTACGCTATCCATTGTTGTTTGATCCATAAAACCTTTTAAGTTTGTTACAGCGTCATCTAACTGATTGCTATCAACATACCTATAAGGGAACTCACCTGCGTATGTAGCGAGTATTCTTGCTGATCTATTTGGACTGTCCATAAGTTTTGTTTTAATTACTTTCTTAGCACCAAACAATTTACCTGTACCTTCAGGTACGCCACCTAATAACTGTTCTGTAGCGCCACCTAAAAACCTACCTATAGCACCTACTGTCGGTGCTTGTCCTGTACCCATTGGTCCAAAAGGATCTTCTAAAAATTCTGTAAGTAAGTTTTTAACTGCTGCTTGTTTATCTGCACTAGATTTAGTAAAGTCTTGTGATATATCCATAAAAGCAGTAATAGCTTCTCTATCAGTAATACCAGTAAGTTCTATAAACTTGTTAGGATCATCTAACTCTGCAAAATAATTAATTAATTTTTTGCCGCCTTCATCTTTAACTAAATAATTAGATACTGATCGACCTGATATAAACGGTAAACCCCAACCTTTATTAACAGCACCAATGTATTCTTTTTGTGCTTTAGTCATTTTATCTATAGGAGTATCATTTAAGATTTTTTCTAAGTAATCAGGTATCTTTAAAGATTTTCTACTTTTAGTAAAAGCACCCATGCCTAATGTTAAATAGTTTGCAGGATCTAAGAACAATGCTTTACCTGCGTCTAATACACCTGATAAAACATTAAATGTTCTTGTATTTGGTTCTGCAACTTGTAGTGCTAACGATCTGCCTAAAGATATGGGAACTGTACCCTTTTCATTACTAATAGTAAAATTCTCATTACCTTCCTGCATTTGTCTATCTATAGAAGTTATTGGTGTACCTAAATAGTTTTGTATTATTTGTTCTGCTCTACCTTGATCAAATCCTGATCGTATCATATATTGATACTCATCATAAAATTTAGATTGTGGATTCTGTGCGTCAAAAGTTTCAGATACAGGTAGGAATCCTTCACCTAAGTTAATTTTTTTACCTTTATTAACTTCACTAAATAACTGCTTAACAGTTGACTTACCGCTTTGTCTATACGCGTCAGCAAAAGATAGATTCTCTGCTTTGTCACCAAACGTACTTGCTATAAATGAATTAATAGGACGATCTACTGTTGTCCTATATAAATCTTCTAAACCTAAAAATCCTAAACGTACACCTGCTTGTAGAGGATCGAAGACTTTATCTAATACTGTTTTACTGTTTGATTGTGAAATCATTTTAGATATGTCATTTAAAACCTGTGCTTCAGGTTTAACTTGCAATGTTGTTAAGGATGTAATTACATCAGGTGAAAAATTAGGATACGCTTTTGCAATTGCACTAGCACGTAGTGCGTCTTCTTTAGTTATAGAGTTCTTAGCTCTTTTGTATGTAGCTTGTCTTTGCTGTAGCTCTTTATAAAAGTTAGCTTCCTCTGCAGGGTTATCTCTGTGAAATGTAGCCATTAGAGATTACGCTGCGTTCTACCTACCTGTCTATCAGAAGCAAATTTAAGTAGTCCTAGAAGTTCTGAAGTAGGATTAACTTCTGCCATTGCACGTATAAGCATGACATCATCAGGTTCTAAAAATTGATCTTGTGTTGGTGGAGATTGATACTGTCCTAGATTATCTTCTCCAGGTGCAAATACATCTGCTAACCCTGATGGTAATCCACCTAACGGTGCAGGACCTGGTTGTGGTTGTGCAGCAAAAGTTTCTTGTGGTTGTTCTACATTACCTTGTCTAACTTGATCAACAAGTGCTGCTTCTTCTCCTGCAGACTCATTAACCATTCCACGTACATCATCTATTGTCGGTGCAACACCGTCTGTTCTACGTGACAATTTACCTGGACCACTTACAGCTGCAGGTCTTTTAACCCCACCTCTACGTCCACGATTTCTACTACTACCAGTTGCCATCTAAGTCCTCCTGTTTACCAAAAAATATTATTTATCCTTGTGGTATATATTGTACAATCATCCCTTGCGGCATGTCAGAAATCTGTGGTTCTTCTTCAAACAATTTATCCTCGTGATCCATTATTTCTAATTGTGTTCTTTGCCATACATCAATTAAACAGTTTTCAACTATATCTCCGAAAACCATATTTGTATCTTCGTTAGGCGCCACTTTGTAAACCTCCTAGTAATAATGATCTCACATCAGGTGCAGGTCCTGGTTGTGGTTGTTGACCACCACCCATCATCTGCTCTAATAATGCAGCTTCACCTTCAGGTACTTCAGGTTCTGTAGCTGTATAAAACTTATCTAATATTGATTGCATTTCATTAGGACTCTTGTATATCTGTACCAACGCCATTGTTGCTTTAGGATCTCCTTGACTTGCCTGTACCTTTAACGTTTCAAACAAAGTTCTCTCTGCTTCGTCTTTAAGTATTCTATCATTTATTTTCTGTACGTTATCTAATCCGTCCATGTTTTCTTGCAAGGTTTCTTTGTCTATGATACCTGCTTGTAGTAACTGTAAACCTGACACAATTTTTGTAGGTTCATCGAACCCTGCCATGACACCATAGACACGTCTTGTTTTGTACATTCCTGTAATGTCTGTAGAAGGTGTATAGTTTTCAGCATATGCTGTACCGTTTAGATAACCTGCTAATGGTTTTTTAGTATTACCATTAAGTGCTTCATCCATTTCTAAACGTTTATAATCAAGCTCTTCTATTGCTGTTTTAAGTGATAGCTGATATTCTTTTACGTTTAGATCAACGGATGATAATAACTCTTGCAATCCTCTACCAGTAACAAAACTGTTAGGAGATATTGCGTCATCGCTTACTGGATAACTAGATCCAACTCTAAGCTGTCTTTCTATACGGTCAATCTGTGTAAACAACTGATACGGTATATTATTTGGTGGTTTAGCTACTTGTGAACCAGGTGTTAGATAATTGACTGCAAGTCTACCTCTCTTGTAATTCCCGCTCTCTAGCTCTCCTATAATATTTGTTTCAGTAAATACACTGTCTTCCATTGCAATTATGGACAAGACGTTAATCTTAGCCATAGCTGCCATCAAACCTAAAACATGATCGTATTGACCTGATAGTCTGTCAAAACTAAAACGCTTTGATACAACAAATCGTGGTCCCGATTTTAATGGATTAGGTGTGAAATCTAATATTTGTTTTGATTCAGGTAGGAATACATAAGTACCTTCTTCGTCATAGTACTCAACTAATTCTGTACCTTCACCTGTGTGGTTATCCCAACTTCTATTAAAACCGTCATGGTATTTAAACTTGCTATACCCTGATGGGAACGCACTGTTTTCATCAACAGTTACTTTAGCTTGTGGGTACATTGATTTGATAACTTGGTTAGGAACTAAACGTATTAACGCCAACTCTTTAGGTTGTTGATCTGCGCCGTAGTATCCTGGATAACAATCGTACGGATCTCTTAGTTCCGCATGTGGATACATGATTCCTTCAGGTGATCGCTTTTGTCTAATGATCCATACACAAAAACCATAACCAGGTAACCATCGTGCAGCTTGTGGTAACTGCATATCCATTTTAGATGAAGCGTCTAAACTTGTAACAATACGTTCTAGCTTATCTGCTTTTGCTTTAGCTCGTTCACTCTCTGCATAAGCGTCTACTTTTATGTCAGGCATACGTCCTAACTTTTGTGCTAAATGTTCTAAACCTGAATTAATAAGATTAGGTATAGGTAAGTCAACATAATAGTTTTTTGCTTCTTGACCTAGTAATGCAGAGATACCGTTAGTACCACCATTCATAATAGAACGTACTCTATCACGGTACTCAAAATGACCGCTTTGTTCGTGCATTCCTTTTAAATCGTCTGTCTTAATTAACAGCTCATCTGCGTTTAGCATTACCAAAAAACCTCGTTGTATTCACTTTGCTTATAATAACTATAGGATGGATTATAGTCTGCTTCTGCTTCAGATAACATCATTTTTACATTGGTACGTATTCGTTTCATAGGGAACCAACTAGCCATTACTAAGTCAGTTTTAGTTCCTACGTTACGTGAGTTACTTGCACCTGCTTGTGAAAAATAAATTAACTGTTGTCTAAAGATATTTACTTTACGTTGTGTAGTTGAGTCAGAGTACGGTATGTTTACTTTTTCTTGTTCGTACATACCTACCATACTGGTTACACCAAATGTAGGATCCCATTTATTTTTATAGGTTTGATGTCCCTCTATACGTACACCATGATTAGCTGCCCATTGTTTTATGTCACGGTCTTGTCCGATCGCTCTTTGAAAACCGTTTTCTTCAATTACCCAATGTGATAACCAATACTTGTCGTACCATTCCTTCATAAGTTTATGTGCTTTTTGTACACCACCACCTTGATCATTCTTAATGTCTACAAGCCATACCTGTTGTGTCTTAATATTATATGCCCACAATACTGCTGCTTGATACCCTGTACTAGCAGGATCGAGTCCTGCAATAAGCGTAGTACCAGGTGGTATGTCTCCTAGCTTACGTGACTTGTCTATACATTTATCAATCATCTCTGCTGTAAACAATGCCATACCGTCAGGTACTGCTTTGTTAAGATATACCATCTCAAATATATTTCTACCGCCTGTTGTCTCTGCTGCTGCTAACTGTTCTAATAACCATTTATGAGATCGTCTTGATTGCCATAACATATGTGGTTTATGATCTAATGACTCATCTTCTAATGGTATTTCTAAATCATGCGCTCTATCTACAATAGACTCCCATGCTTTGTTCTCTAAGAGATGATGGTAAAGATCGTCGGGGTGCTGTCTTGATCCAATGACGACCATTCCTGTGTGTTCCTCTTTACGTGACTGTAACGTTGTGGTCCACCAGTTCCTGGTGTTTTCTCTAGCACTTGGTTGCACAGTACTTCCATGATCTTCGATGTCGTCTGCAATAATAAGGTCTGCGTCTCGGGAAAGGATCTTACCTCCCTTTCCAATTGCGACAAGAGTTGGTGACTTAATACCAGAGACTGTTCTAGTTGCAACAGTAAATTGACTGGACGACCAACTTTTTCCACCTCTATTAGAAGGTCTAAATCCGTCCCAGTCTCCGTAATCTTGTATGAGTCCTTCATTGTTCTCCAAATGGTCTAGCACCGCGCCTACAGAGTTACGTGCAATGTCTTCGTTACCACCGCACCACATAACACGTATGTTTGGATTTTTACATATCATGTAGACACAAAAGTGTGTTAATAGATCTGTCTTACCATGTCTAGGCGGAGACAAGATCA